AAACTAACACTTGATCCTCTAAAGTTTGCCAGAGAGTATACTGCAAGCTTCGAAGACTCTGGTAATAATGTGTTCTATACTTTTAACCGTAAAGAGCATATTGATAAAGGGCTGCAACCCTTTGAAGACAATGAGGATATACACGTAGCAATTGACTTTAACGTAGGCATTATGGCCTCTGTTATTTTTGCTATTCGTGGAAATCAAATCCAAATACTAGATGAAATGCAAGGACACCCTGATACTGAGACCTTGGCAAGAGCCTTGTCTGATAAGTATCAAGGACACCGTATTATTTCTTATCCTGACCCTGCAGGTAAAGCTCGTAAGAGTAGTGCAGCGGTAGGAACAACAGACTTTTCTATACTACAGTCTTATGGTATAATAACAAGAGCACATAACAAGGCTCCACCTATTATTGACTCTGTAGCAGCAGTAAATAAAAAGTTTAAGAATGCTAACGGTGATATTGACATGCTAATTCATCCTAAATGTGTTAATACTATTAAGTCTATCGAAAGAACACAGTGGGTTGAATCAAACCCTGATTCGGCTACTATCGATAAAAAAGAAGGTGTAGAACACTGGACAGATGCCTTACGGTATGCTGTTGAGTATCTATACCCGATCCGTGCAGGTACAAAGGCTACCTCACGAGGTTTTGGATTTTAAAGGAAAAACGATGGCTAGAAAAACTAACGTACAGAGGCTTCGTGAAAAACAAAAGAAAGCTAAAGAATTTAGAAAACAAGTCGCTAAAAGGTCTGTTAAATTACAAAAAATGGGTGCTTCTTTAACTGGTGGTAATGTTCATCGTATGAAGCAAGTAGAAAAAAAGTTACTTACTCCTAAACAAAAAGCACACCTTAAACGTTTAGCGGAGCTAAATCGTAAATATAAAAAAGGTAAATAATATGGCTAATCGTTGGAAGTAACATAAAACATAGTATTAAGAGCAGTGCGGAAATAATAACAATAATAACACTTAAGCCCATCTGAGGATCGGCAGGAGGAAATACTATGCCACGTTCTAAAATAACGTCTGGATCAAAAGATCTAATTACAGATGACGGTGCTGTACTAGTCTCTGTAGTGGAGGGCGAACAAACTCGTCTAGACATGGTAGTTGGATGGTTAACAAACCTCTCTGGCTATACAATTACAGCAAAAGTAGTAGAAGGTAATAACGTACAAGGCTCAGGGAATAAACCTACAGATGTACAACCTGCAGGAGCAGTTATTACACTTCCAATTATAGATGATGACGCAACAGATAATCAATTTGACATTGTTATCCCTCAAGACATTTCAAGTACTTGGGCAACAACCCCAGAACCAGATCAGCCTATCTATGGTTTTATTGGCTTAGAAATTGCCGATACAGGTACTGGTAATGCACAACAAATCTGGAAACCAATGAGAGGTCTTTTAGAAGTTCGTTACTCACCTACGGAGGCTACATAAGATGGCATATAATCTTACTCTTAATAATCAACAATACCAAATGAGCCTAGCCCGAACAGGTGGGCAAGGTACTAAAGGTGATTCTGTTACTAGCGTAACAATGAATGAAGATGGTGATCTTATTGTTGTTATTTCAAACGCTAACGGTGATGTTGTTTCTACAACTAACGTTGGCGGCTCAGAATACATATCTTCTTTAGAAACTCTTTATGATAGTTTTGATGATCGTTATTTAGGAACTAAAACTTCAGCACCTACAGTAGATAATGATGGAGACGCTCTTTTAACAGGCGCTCTTTACTTTGACACTACAACTAATACTTTAGGTGTGTATAACGGTACAGCCTGGGAATATCCTGTTGCAGAAGCTCAAACCGCTCAAGCAGCAGCAGAGACAGCTCAAACAGCAGCGGAACTAGCAGAGACTAATGCCTCTACTTCAGAAACCAATGCTACATCCTCGGCTACCGCAGCGGCAACCTCTGAGACTAATGCAGCTACTTCAGAAACTAACGCAGCAGCTTCAGAAATAAATGCTGCAAGTTCTGCAACTAGTGCGTCTAGTTCTGCCACAAATGCGGCTACTTCAGAGACTAATGCTGCAAGTTCTGCTTCCAATGCATCTACCTCAGAATCTAACGCAGCGGCTTCTGCAACTGCAGCTTCGACAAGCGAATCCAATGCGGCTACATCTGCTACTGATGCGGCCACCTCTGAAAGCAATGCAGCGACTTCTGCCAGTAATGCCTCAACATCAGCTACTAATGCGGCTTCAAGTGCTAACGATGCATCTACTTCTGAAGGCAATGCCTCGGCTTCTGCTTCTGCAGCGGCTGTATCAGAGGCTAACGCAGCAAGTTCTCAGTCTAGTGCAGCCTCAAGTGCTACTAATGCGGCTACTTCAGCAACTAACGCTGCAAATAGCGAGAGTAACGCCTCTGCAACACTAGCTCAAGTACAAACTATTTATGATAACTTTGATGATCGTTACTTAGGTAATAAAAGTTCAGACCCAACAACAGACAATGATGGTAATGCTTTAGTTACTGGTACGTTCTATTATAACACAACAACCAATGAACTAAAAGTTTTTAGTGGTTCTGCTTGGGTTGCTCCTTCTACTAGTGCATCTAACAGTGCTTCAGCGGCAGCTACAAGTGCTACTAGCGCAGCTACTTCCGCTACTAATGCGGCTACTAGTGCGACTAATGCAGCTACTTCAGAAAGCAATGCTTTAGCTTCAGCTTCTTCAGCTGCTACATCAGCGTCTAACGCAGCTACATCTGAAACGAATGCAGCTACAAGTGCTACTGCTGCTGCAGCTTCCTATGATGACTTTGATGACCGTTACCTTGGTGCAAAAGCATCAGCACCTAGTACTGACAACGATGGTGATGCATTAATCACTGGTGCATTATACTGGAATACAACGGTAAACGAACTGTATG